CATTAAACACCATCCACATAGGCAGATCAGGATCATCACCATCGTAGATCGTAACAGTGTCATCTTCAGCCACAATAACTGCAACAGCTGGGAACTCCTTACGGCTACCACGGGTGCTAGTGTTCAGCGTCTCATTGTACCAGCTAGTGTTCTGTGTGCGCTTACGCCATGCACCGCCATCGCTGTCCTTGCGGGTGTCGTACACGAATACGTCTACGGCTGTGTCGCTGATTGCCTTACTATAGGCTTCCAGTTCTAGGCCGTTCTTAACCTTAAATGCTTTGTTATTAGCCATTAGTTCACTCTCCCCTTTGGCTTACGTTAATGTCATTGCGACTCTAAAAGTCGTACTTGTAGTTGAAGCAGGTGTTGCTAATATTCTAACATCTGCGCCAGAAATGTCTACGTCATAAGTTGCTAAAGCGCTGCCTGTACCTACTTGACCATATTCTGTAGCTACAGCCGTTGTACCATTAGTAGCGATAAGAAGCTCTGTGACGTAGGTATCAGCAGATGTAGCAGCAGTAATAACAACCTTGGCACCATCGTGACTTGCGTGAGCAAATGTCTCAATAGCTACTTGTGTAGTAGCCGTAGTGGTAGCTTTTACGCCGTCTTGAACAACAGCGTTTGAGAGATAGAGGTCTTTCCATCGTACTGTTGAAGCTCCAAGACTAATTGCTGCGTCTCTTGCGCTACCTGACGTATCAGATGCGTAAATCTGGTTATTAGTACCATCCATACGGAACGCAGCATCAGAACCAGAAGTAGAACCAACTACAAAATCACCTGCTTTAGCCCCAATACTCCCCACAGTTGTTTCATTAGAGCGGAACTTAACAATCTCACCATCATCTGTACGTGCTAATTGTAATGGATGATTAGAGCTACGACTAATCTTTACAAAGCCTTCAGGACGTATATCTACACCTTGCTCTTCGTTTTCTTGAGCGTCTAAAATAGTGCTACTATTTCCTACCAACAGTTCACCCGCTGATGTGATGCGCATGCGTTCTTGGTTGTTAGTCTGGAACGTAAGAGGGTTTGCTGTAAAGTTTGTTAGCTGGACACGCCCATCGCCTTGCAATGCAAAAGCGCCATACTTCGTTCCGCTTTGACCTATTTCGTAGCCAGCATTACTTGATGTATTTAGAGTTACAGCAGCCGTCCAGCCATGCAAGTTTGGAGAATCCGTGCCAATCCCCAAGCTCTCAGCACTCGCATCCCAGAAGAACTTTGGCGTGATGCCTGTGTCTTCATAAAAGCTGATGTCGCCATTGGAGGCTATCGTCTGTCTAATTAGAGGAACATCACCTGCCGTTGTCGTGTCTCTAGTTCCAAAAACAAGGTTTCCTTTTGTGTTTCCACTACCAGATGTTAACTGGTAGCCAGCAAAAACAGGGGATGTTCCACTAGAGTCGGTATCATAATGGAAGCCAATCCCATATATTCCATTTGCTGTATAACCTGATCCAGAAAGTTGCAAAATTGGGTCAGATAAGTTTGTTGCAGTTGTTGTGCTAGATATTATCCCTTCCCCATCCACAGTCAGCCCATCGCTGGTGATAGTGCCAAAGTCTACATTCTGTGTCGCACCACTAAGTGCAACTGTACCTGTAGCATCGGGAAATGTAATAGTACGGTCTGCTGTAGGATCAGTAAATGTTACAGTAGCTTCATTACCGTCAGCGCTTGAACCCTCAACGATAAACCCTGCGTCACTCAAGTACAAACCTGAAACAGTAGGGCTTGTAAGTGTTTTATTAGTAAGCGTTTTAGTTGTACCTGCAAAGTAGGTATCTAAAAGATCTACATCAAAGTAACCAATAGATGAAGCAGAAGAGTCAAACACTGCAATGCCATCGTTGTTAGCAATAGCTGTGCTTGTGTCAATCGTAATAGCAGACACATCAGCTACAGCATTAAGTTCTGCACCTGTAGCGTTAAGTCCTGTCACGTTGTTAGATATAGCACTAATAGCTTGGATGCGGTTCTCTACAGCTAATGCAGTAGGTAACTCAGAGTTAGCAGAACCTGAACCTACGCTAGTTACAATATCAGTTACACTATCTGATCCATCTGAAAGTGTACCAAACGTAATTGTACCTGTAGTAGTGATAGCGCTTGATCCATTATCAATAGAACCAAAGCCACTCGTAATGCTACCACTATTAAGAGTACCTACTGTAGTAACATTGCTAAGCGTATCTAACGCACTCTCAAAGTATGTCTCAAAGTCAGTCAGTGCGACTTGCTTCATAGTGCCAGCGTCATTGACTACCACTCTGTCTGCATCTGCAAGTGTAGTAGATGTAGCGGATGTGTCACCATCCATAACGTTAAGTTCCGATATGGCAGTATTCATACCAGTCAAACCACTAGCGTTACCTGTCACCGTACCTGTTAGATTACCTTCAATGTTAGCTACAAGTGTACCTGTAGTAATCGTAAGGTTACCCGTGTCTGCACCTGTAAATGTACCTGTGCCAACTTTAAATTTATCTTCTGACTCATCAAACCCAATAAATGCATTATTACTATCGCCACGTTCAATTACAATACCTGCATCGTTTGAAGGTGTACCTGTTGTACCCGTACCTAATTCAATAAGAGCATCTTCAATAACTGTGTTGGTTGTTGAAATAGTATTAGTAGAGCCATTAACGGTTAAGTCTCCCGTAACTGTCATACTCTGAGAAACAGTAACGTCACCATCAGAAGCTATACTAATAGCATTTGTATCTGAGGCAGAACCTATATTACCGCCATCAGATATTACTAAATTACCTGCGGTTATATCTCCTGTTGCAGTCAGGTTTCTGAAACTAGAAACATCTTTATTTCCATCTACCGTAACAGTTTTAGACGCAACAATTGTACCTACAGAAGAGCCTGTATCATTATAGTTTAACTCTGTTGCAGTAGCTGTAACAAGTGTACCCGCTAGTTTCAAACCGTTTGATGTATCGTGAGATGCTATATCAAAGTCATACGCACCGTCAGCAAATGTAGTATTACCTGTAATAGTTATAGAGGAGCCGTCTGCTGTAATACTGTCTAGTGCAATGTTGCCGACATTAGTAATATTATTATCACCAAAAGAAGTAGCAGGTAACACAGTAGTACCCGTTGCTGTAAAGTCAGCAACAGTTGTAGCACCTGTAACATCTAATGTTGACCCTAAAGCAGTAGCACCCGTAACATCTAACGTACCTGCAATTGCAGTGTTACCTGTAGTATCTGCAACAGTAAACTTATTTGTATCTAATGTCAGGCCACCGTTAAGCGCTGTAGCACCTGTGACAGTTAACGTAGATGCTAATGTAGTTGCACCTGTAACACCTAATGTACCGCCAACTGTAGCGTTACCTGATGCATCCATAGTAGTAAAATCAGCCGCTGCTGCTGTGCTGCCACCAATAGTTACACCGTCTAGTGTACCACCGTTTATATCTGCAGTGTCTGCTACAAGACTATCTATATTAGCTGTACCGTCAATGTATAAGTTACGCCACTGTGAAGCGGAAGAACCTAAGTCATACGTATCATCAGCAGACGGTAAGATAGAAGATGCCACGTCTGCAGTAAATGTAACAGTGTCAGATGCAGCATTACCAAGAGTAGTATTACCGTTTACTGAAAAGTTTGATGTAATGGTAGCCGATTCGTGGACTGCTAGTGTATCAATATAAGCAGTACCATCTAAGTACAGATCTTTAAACTCTACTGAAGATGTACCTAAGTCGATGTCGTTATCTGTGACAGGAACAATAACACCATCTTGTATGCGTATCTGCTCAACAGCAGCAGCACTTACCTCTACGAATACACCTACACGATTGTTTGTTGTATCAATTACTACTTTATTGAGAGCATCCAAGTCTGCAATAAGAGGGACATACTCACCTTCACCTGAAGTACCATCGTGTTTATGACCACCAGATGCAGCAAAAGCATCACGGAGTGCATTATACTCTGCGTTAATAGGGGCAGCACGAACTGTAGCGGTGGGGATGATGTCTGCTGTAGATTGTCTTACATAACCTGCCACGGTTTATCTCCTGTCTCCCAAGCCATATGTCATAGAAATAGCTTGTATTGTATGGCTTGCATTTTGATTGTCTGTAACGTAACTAATAGAAACAGACTTACCAGAACCAGATACATTAGTTAAAGCTTTAGGTGACGGGTTACCATCATATATATCACCTGAGCCGTAGATAGCTGTACCATAAATAGCTGCTGCACCTTCGGTAGAGAAACTATAAGTAGTAGGGTTTAAAGAATACACATCGTCATAGTCATAGTATAAACCTACAAAGACTTCTGTGTTACCCTCTGATTTTAGATACGTATCTATCTTATAAACGATCTTACGTACTTCTGGGTCTTCCATATAAAAGTAAGGTGTTTGATATAAACTAAATATGTTGCTGCCTTCAAAGCTAGTACCACGTTCCTGTCTGTGTACTTTACCTGCACCATCTCCATGTATTACGTGCTCAAACTGACCAATGTAACCTGAAGCAACACAGTTAGCTTCAATACCAATAAGCTGACTGTATTCAAATATACTTTGTTTATTTTGTGATTTACGAATAGCGCCTATCAAAGACAGAGAGCTATCATTCTTAAAGAAGAACCTGAATTGAGACTTCTTACGTATAACAACAATACTAATATCTACAATAGTTTCTGATAAGTAATAGTTGTCAAAAATGTCTTGAATCTCTTTAGATACTGGTGCAAGTTCAACGTCACCAATACGATCTGTACCTGAGATAGGTCTAATACCGTCTGGTCCTAAGAAAAGTAAGTCACCACCAAATTCAACAACAGAGTCAGGTGCTACACAACCTAGATTAGCAGTAACGTTCTGCAATAAAAAGTCTGCAGAGTTTGTACCAATTAGTTTTTTAATATTATTAGCACCGAAGATAAATAAACTATCTCTAAACTTTTTAACTGCTGTAATCTTAAAACCTACGTTAATAACACCTGCACCGTTAGCAGGATCAAAGTCAGTAGCATTAAGGGGAGCACTAAAAAATAAGTTAAATGGTTCTGATGGATCACCTGCTAGAAATATATGTGATGCAAACTCTTCTGAAAACTTAGGATCTGTAGGAGCATTAGCGTGTGTGATCTGAGTATAAGTAGTACCATCATATGTAGCTGCAGGGTTAATACCGTCTGTCAAAAGTAAAACTTCTGTTGACCAGTTATAGCTTGAAAAGCGTACACGATCTACACCTACCATAGTAGGAGAACCAGAAGCAGTTACAGCGTCCCACGATGAAGTACTATTATTCCACTTATGTAAATAGTTATTACCTGAAGTAGGTCTTCTGCAAGCAAAAATACCATCGTGTAGGTTGCCGTTTACTTCTACACCTAATACAGCGCCTGTTCCAGGTACAGTACCGTAATCGTTTTGATACCCGCTAATACGACGATAGCCCCCCGATAAGGAAGGCTCGTAGTTAATCATGCGTAAAGCACTACCACTCAAGGCGTTTGCATGTGTTAGTGGATCAACGTTAGTTATAAGACCACCACTGCAAACTGTAATATTAGTTCTTAGGTCATCCATTAACGGGGTCTTTCAATTACAGTAGACCTTAAATATATCTCATCATCAAATAGAATGCGTTTCATACTGCGTATACCAAAGTCAAACTTTTGTTGGTGCATACCAGCAGACTGTGCATTACTTCTGAACTGCATCATGTAAGCCATAGCGCCATCTAAGATAACGTGGTTGAAACGCTCAGGTATTACACAAGTATCGTTGTACTCTGTTAACGTAGAAGGAATACTCCAATAGGTGTACTCTACTTCGTAGTCGGAATCTGGAATAGGCGTTACACCAAAGGCATCACCAAATGTTTGATATACATGCTCAGGTGCTGTCATACCGTTTGTCTGATCACCCTCATCATCTTTAGGACGGTGGTTAGCAGTGTAATCTTCATAAGTCAAAGGCTTTAAAACACGAGGTTGATTCTCTTGTGTTGAATGCTTCTTTAAATAAAATGTTTCCCAGTCTACTGTAGAGTAGTCAGCAGGGAAACTGTATTGACGTGTACCTGCAGTTAATGTCTGCGTGTACGTATTCTTTAGGAAAGGCCACTCTTGACCATTCTGGTATATCTCACGTAAGCTACTATTCACAGCATCTTTAGCTGCAGCCTGAACGTTACGCACTGTAGTAAAGCCATCACCTGCTGTATCCAGAGGGACTTCATTCAAACGTCTAAGTAATTCGTTTGTAAGCTGTACGTATGTTGACATCTGTTTTCCTAAGGTGTGCGAAAGGGGCCACCCTAAAGCAGCCCCTAAAGTTTAGTTACGCAAGTGTATCACGGTCTACTTCATTAGCAGACAGATCACCAATGTCTGTGCAGTCCATCAAGATAGCCCATACACGGAACTTACCTGAACTAACAGCCCCACCTGAAAGTGAAGCAATAGTTACGTCAATGTTGTCATCAGCAACAGCCATTACAGGCTGATATGCTGCAGGGTTCTGCGCTACTACTGCTGCTGCAGATGTAGCATCAAATCCATCAACAAATACATCAGCGTCAACCATACCTAAGTCTACTGTAAAAGTAGAACCGTCAGTAGCAGTATCAACTTCAATACCTGCGTTCATAACCATAGTACCTTTGGGTACAGCAATTACAGGAATGACATCAGACGCTGCAAGTGCAGAACCTTTGTCAGACAACGCTGTAGCCCAATTTAAGGTAGTTTGAACCATGTAAGGGTTGCGTCCTCGCTGCGAAACGCCACGAGCGGAAGCAAGAGTATTATCACCAAGTGCCATATCTCATTCCCCCCTTATAGACCAGATGTGTAGATTGCATTAACCAACGCTTCTGGACGTAGAATTTTGCGCCCGTAAAGGTGCATACCACGTACAATGTCAGCAAATGAATCTGGGTCACGGTAAGTCTCAGTCTTGTTAATCTGCTCAGCAGTTGCTGCTGCAGAAGAATGACCAGCAACCAGCACACCGTAATGAGCAGAACCTGTAGATGTGGTAGAGGTTGGACCGTTACCTACTTCAGGAAGGTTGTTAGACATATAGACTTTGAAGCCGTGAATGTTGTTGAAGATCAAACCGTTCTGCAACCCTGATCCACCGAAGTCTGCATTCAAAAGACGTGAATCTTCGTCTTTAAGCAGTTCTGCGAATACCGGGTCTAGGACCAGCCATCTTCCATTAGTGTCAACGTTTTGTTGATCCAGCTTACGTGACATCCGTGCAATAACCTGCATAGGTGTAGCGTTAGCTGTTGTAGTGTTCAACGAGTCAGCACCTGTACGGGGCTTAACTACGATTGAGTTACCTGCTGAACCACTGTTAAAGTCAGAAGCGTCTAGCTTCATGCTTGATAACAGTTCGTCAGAACCAGCAGTTGAAACAGCTTTAGTGCCGTTTACAGTTGTGTTCGCAGCATTGGGTTTACCGTGAATAGCTGATTGCTTGAAGCCAGCCATATAACCAAGAACATCTTGGTCAAACTGGTCAGCCAAACGATAAGCTGCACGATCACTTGCAAGGCTTTGAAAATTGACGTGGGAGTGGCTTTCCTCAATATCGTCAACCTTAAAAGCAAAGTAGTTCGCTTTGTCAACGTTTAATGAAAATTCCTCATCGTCAAGGTCTTGTGGTGTGATAGTCGTGCCACGGGCATACGACTTCACTGTGATTTCAGGTTCTTTGATAATCTTAACGGAATCACCCATGTTAGCAATCTCTCCAAAATAATCAGAGTTAGTGATTGCTTCTACAATTGAGGCCTTGCGGAAAGCAAGTTGTACCTGTTTGCTGTAGATTACTGGGCTAAAGTTACCGTTGGGTAGATTACCATAACCTGACGCTGTTGCGAAAGCCATGATATAATCCTCCATAGATAGTTAGGCTTATTAAAGTTATAAGCATTAACATCAGGTAAGAGGCTAATCTTTTTAGGGTGCGACTCACATACACATGGCCTTGTAATATGTAAGACGGGCCTATACTTGATCAGGTAGGTCTTAACTTATTTGTCTTCGCTTAGGGGTAAAAGCATAAGCAGGGTAGCTGAAACGTCTATCAGGGCATACTTATGCTTTTGTTAACATACACAGTTATAACATATAGTTTGTGTATTGTCAATACTTAATTAACGTGCTCCACCAGAAACATCATAAATAAACTTACCGCTGCGGATAGCTTCCATGATTTCGTCTGACTTGCTTTCGTACTCTTGTGTACTCATGCGTTGAACTTCAGACTCACGCAGATGTCCTGCAGGGTTGTCATTGTCTGGTTTGGTAGTACGTTTAGTTCTTACTTGAGAAGCAGCATCCTTAGAGTTTTGCCGTCTTCCTTTAGTGTCCATACCTTTATCTACTTTGAATAGATCAATAACACGGATCACTGATTGTGGATCATCTTGATTCTCATAGAGTGCATCCTGCACCCACTTGGGTTGTTCTGCTGCCCAATCATGGAAGTCATCACTCCCACGTAGATCATCAAAGTCTCCATGCATAGCACGGATTTCATTCTCTGCTTTAGTGCGCTGGGCATCTGCGTTGATCTTGTCAATCTGCTGCAGACGTTCATCAGCATACTTAAACTTTTCTTGAGCTTTCTTTTCAGCAATTGTTTCTACAATGCCAGCAATCTCAGGATACTTCTTAGCCCAAGCATCAATGCTTTCATCTGAAGTAGGAGCACGTACCTTACCTGTATTCTGGGCGTTTTCAAGCTGAGCTTTAAGTTCTTTTAACTCTTCTGCTTGCTTGTTAAGATGACTACGTAAATCACTGTAGCGCTTCTTATATGTACGCTCTTCACCTGATAGTTCTTCTTTCTCAGGTTTAGCTTCTGGTTCTTCTACTTTTTGCTCAACTTCTTCAGTACGAGCTTTCATCAAAGCTTCTAGTTCTTCTTCCTCTTTCTTAATCTTATCTTCTAGAGGGGTAGGTCTATTTGGGTTTACAAGACCTGCTGTCTTTTTAGTTTCTACTTCTGCTAGTTCAGGCATAATTGTTTCCTTTATGTTGGGGCCAGCCGAAGCTGGGTAGCCTTATAGTTATTAAACAGTTTTTAGTTTTCTACCCTTTAGCTTGTAAATAGCTCTAGAGATAGGTACACCTACAGCAAGCATAAGTTTGCCTACATAGTCAGGTTTATAGTTTTCTGGTTCCATTACATGAGCAATGTGATTTGCCCAGCGCCGTGTGAATGGTACACACCAGTATTTAAGATATAAGTTAGATAGGAAGGTTTCTTTCTCTATCCAAGCTACCATAGGTTTAGCCCATGTATGGTAACCTTCTAGTAACTCTGGGTCTTCTAGTGCAACACGATCACCAAACGCTTCGTCTAAACGCCAGATGTCTTCATCTAAATAACCGTAGCGATAGATTAAATCACAGAGTATCTTATCGC